TCATAGTGCTTTAACGTCTGTGATTCCCTTCGCACCAGCTTTGTTATCTTTCAAAGCGTCAATTAGTTCTGATTTCTTCTCATATCCCAACTGACTCAAAAGACCTTTTATCACGTCATTCGCTCGTCCAATGCTCGAAATCTCATATGACTCACCTTTATAGATGAAACTGAATTTTGCATTAACAGCCTGCTTTCGTTTCTTCCCAGTCTTCAATCCTAGCTCTTCCAAGCTAACACCAGCATCTTCTAGAATCGCTCTAGCTCTGTCTATTGCTTCTTGCCGAATCTCTTTGGTGAGCGCCTCCTTAACTCCTACGATACGATCAATCAGTCGCATAGCGTCGCTATAAGACAAGCTCTTTAGATGCTTCTCGATGTCAATAAATTCCATACTATCTCCTATTTCTCACTAAATACGTTTATTAAGTGAGGATTAAAATGAAAGAAAAACTCCAGAAAATTTTACAAGCTGCACAGCCTTTTATTTTACCACCGCCAAATTATACACCTTCGGAATGGGTTGAACACAACTTGATATTACCCGATGGTCCGATGGCTGGTCAAAAAATGAAGTTGTTCAGCTTTCAGAAGGGCATGATAGACGTAATTACCGAAGGAAAAAAGAAAATTATTTTCGAAACTTCTGCTCAGATTGGAAAAACTTCAATTCTGAATGGAATTATCTTCTATAAAATCGCAAATGATCCATCGAATATCGGTGTTTTACAAGCTACAGGTAAGGAAGTTGGTCAGTGGTTAAATGGGAAAATTAAGCCCATGATCAAATCATCTCCAGAAATTGAATCATTGATTAGTGATAAAAACGACCGCGACTCTGTTAATAATCAGTCGCAAATGCAATTGAAATCAGGTCAATTTCTTTACTTCATGAGTTTGAATAGTCCTAGCAACTTGCGAGGAAAAACAACTCCCTTAATGCTGCTTGATGAAGTCGATGCAGTTGATATTGATACTGATGAAGGTAATCCGATTGATATCGCTTCAAACCGTGCAACGACTTTCGGTGATGATGCTCGTATTTTCATTAGTTCTACGCCAACTGGCAAAGACGGTGCTATTCATCAACAATTTTTGCTTTCAGACCAAAGAAAATATCATGTTGATTGTCCACAATGCGGTCATTCTCACGAACTAATCTTTGAAAATATTAAATTCGATTGGCATACAGTTCAGGGTAAGAAAGTGCCTGATTCAAATACGGCTGCTTATCATTGTCCTGAATGTAACTCTGAATGGTCGGAAGGAGATAGAGTTCGCGCAGTTGCAAATGGTGAGTGGATTGTAACTAACGATAAAAGCAATATTGCGGGTTTTCATATCAGTCGATTGTATTCTCCGTTCTCAACAATCAAATCTGTTATTGATGATTTCTCTCAAGCGTATTCAAACTTTAGTCTTGCGACATTTTATAACACGGTATTAGGTCTTCCATACGACGACTTGAACAAAGATGTTGAGCTAGAGGCTTTAGAAACGTTAAAAGAAAATATCGACATAAACACAATACCAGATGAAGCATTATTTTTAGTTGCTGGTGTCGACCAACAACAAGATCGTTTAGAACAAACAACGTTTGCAGTCGGTGAAAATGATATCTGGATTTTAGAGCATCGTTCTTTCTATAGTCCTAATGCTGAAAAGCTCGAAGCAAATTGCTATCGCGAAAACTTGGCTTTCAATAAAACGAAATTCAAAACTGTTTCGGGTAGAAAGATTCCGATGTTATGGGTAAACGTCGATAGTAGTAATGGTCGAGCGACACAAATCATTTATCGTTATACAGCTCAATGGTTGAACTTGCATTCAATTAAAGGTTCTCGAGGTATTAAAGATCCGTTGGTTCCTGTCAAAGCATCGAATACGAAAGGTTATGAATTGTTCATGCTGGGCGTTAACACTGGTAAAGGCATGATTCGAGAAATGTTGAATCGAAATCTCGACACATCGAAGCGACCACCAATTGCTCTGCATTTTTCTGAAACGTTACCTGATGATTATTTTGAACAGCTAACGAGTGAAGAATTAAAACGAACAGGACGCTGGGAAATCAAAAAGGGTCACACCAGAAACGAAGCGTTAGACTGTTTCAACTATGCAAACGCAGCTCGCCTCCAAGTCATTCATAAGCTAGGAATGAAACGAATTCGCTCACTCAAAGATAAAGCAGCTTTGGAAATTGAAGCAAATAACGAACCTGCTGTTATTGATATTGATATCGAAACGGAAGTTAAAGAAGTTAAAAAAGAAGTTAAAAAACCTGTTCAACAAATAACAAGACCCTCAATGAAAAAGAAATCATGGGTTAAAGGATGGTAAATGAAAACGATTTATATTGGCGAAAGTATCGCGATTGAAAATCCTCAAGGTGCGTCTGTCATTATCGGTGACGATTTGACAACTCTTTATAAGAATGAAGATGCACCCGAAAACGTAGAAATTGAAACTGATGAATTCACCGAAGGCAATTATTCGATTGTCGTCTTTTTGAATAAAAAATTCATTTCGACTACTCCGTTAAAGATAAAAAATCCGCTTACTAAACAAGATAAGAGAATTTCAATCAGACAGCAAATCGACGATATCGATATGCTGATTCACGCAAGATTGACAAGTAACGAAGACGCTATTCAGCAAATGACAATTAACAATAAAACTTTGGTTTATGAAGGACTCGAATCATTGATTTCACTTCGCAAACACTTAGTAAAAATATTGGGCGATTTGAATAGAGCCGAAAAAGCGAGAGTAGGCAAGTCTCCGATTATTACATACAAAGCACGTTTCACACGTTGAGGTTAAAATGAAATTTTTAGATTTATTCAAAAGAAAAAAAGAAACCGAACGTAAAAAAGTCCAACGTTATAAAAACACTCGCGGTCTGGGAATTACTCCAGATCGCTTGACTGAAACGTTCACTTCTTCCGTTCTAACGGGTTCGATTAATAAACATATCAGAACCTCAAACGATTTACGCGACCAAGCAAGAACGTTAGCGATTACGAATAACTACGGCAAAAACTTTGTTCAAATGGTTGTCGACAACGTTGTCGGTGCTGATGGTATCAATCCGAATCCGCAAGTTCAATTTGAAAATGGTTCACTTGATACTAAGTTAAACATGAAACTGAGCAATATGTTTTCATCATGGGCAGATAACGCAAAGAACTTTTCTCTTAACGGTCGTATGAACTGGCGTGATTTCTGCATTCAAGTCGAAAGAATGCGTTTGATTGATGGTGAAGTTTTTATTCGAATTCACAAAGACGAAATGCAGATTGAAATAATTTCTGCGGATTTATGTGATTATAATTTCCAAGAAAAACAAGAAAACGGCAACACGATTTATCAAGGTATTGAATATGACGAAAGAAAACGTCCTGTTGCTTATTGGTTCACTGAAATTGATTTAATGACTCAAACAAACGCTGGTCAGAGATATCGAATTCCTGCTGAGGAATGTCTTCATTATTTCATTCCAGATTTATCGAATCAGCTTCGTGGTATTTCTTCTTTCAGCGCTGTTATTAAACCGTTGAGCGATTTACAGTCTTATCAAGAAACCGCAATTGTTCAAAAGCGTATCTTAGCCTCTCAAATGGGCTTTATCACACAAGATAAAGATACTAATGATATGGACATTGACGATGATGTTGAAAATCCGATGCAAGAAATTGTCGAAGAATTTGCTCCTGGTGAAATTAAGCAGTTAGCTCCTGGTCAAGATATCAAAAGCTTGGGCGTTTCTCAGGGCGTTTCTGACGGTTACGCAGAATTCATTGATACTGTATTAAATCAAGTAACGACTGGTTTCGGTGTGTTTAAACAGGGTTTCATGGGAGACACTGCAAACATTAACTATTCATCTGCAAAATTCGGCGATCAGACCCAGCGTCAACGTTTTAGAGCTATTCAACAATCATTGATTGACCAAGTTTTAAAACCTGTTGTTGAATCTTATATCGAATATTTGATTCTTCATGAAATGTCGTCAGTGAGCGTAAATAGCATTCCGTTTATTATGAATTCGATTACATGGATTCGTCCTAAGCGTGAAAGCATTGACCCAATTAAAGATACACAAAACGAGATTCTTTTAATTCAAAATAAATTGAAATCCCGCGCTGCTGTTATTTCTGATAGAGGTGATGATCCTGCACAAGTCTTTGCACAGATTGAATCCGAAGAAGAAAAATTTGGTCAAGTTGAGGTTATTAACGAAAAAACTGAAATAACCGAAAACGTCTAATTCCCAAATACTAAATACAAGAAAACAAACAAGTGAGGTTATATGCGAGTATCACAACGCAGGGATCTTGCTGTTTCTGATTTGAAAGAACGCGATGGAATCTTTTCTATCGCTTTCAGTTCTGAAACGCCAGTTGTCAGAAGTTATGAAACTGAAAGAGGCGAAATTGAGCTGAAAGAAGTTCTTTCACATGATGAAGGGGCAGCGGATTTAAGTCGTCTAAATAATAATGCATCACTACTGTTTAATCATGATTTCGATAATCACTTAGGAATAATCATTCCTAATTCGGTTCGTATTGATTCAGATCGAGTCGGTCGCGCTGATGTTCGTTTTTCGGAACATGGTCAATTAGCAATTGATGTTAAAGGTAAAGTCGAAGAAAAAACGATTACGAAGATTTCTTTCGGTTATGACGTCGATGAATATGAAATCGATTATGAAAATGAAACTCTTCTAGTAACAAAATGGTCACCATATGAAATTTCTTTCGTGACTGTTCCAGCCGACGATACGGTCGGACTTAATAGAACCAAATTACTAAATACAAGTGTAAAACAAATCTCAACAAGGAAAAAAACAATGAAAAAGATCCGTGAAATGTCAGAAGTCGAATTAGTAGAACTTACCGCAGAAGAAATTGAAGCTCTTTCTACCGAAGAACGTGCTGAATATGACGAAGCTATTGAAGCTCTGGAAGTTGCTCAGGAAGAAGAAGCTCGTCAGAAGCGCGAAGTTGAAGACGAAGACAAAGAAGACGAAGAAGCTCGTCAGAAACGCGAAGAAGACGAAGATGAAATTATCGCAACTGCTGAACGTTTCAAAGTTCCTTCTGCAACTGCAATGAAAGCAATTCGCTCTGGTATGACTGCTGTCGAATTCAAACGCTCTATTAAACCAAATAAATCAATTCAGGTACGTAAAATGGCAAAAGATACACAACAAACTTTAGAAAAGCGTTTTAGTTTAGACAACGTTTCTCGCGCTCTTGCATCTGGTAAATCTCTACGCGGTGCAGAAGCTGAATATCATCAGGAAATGGCTCGCAAAGCTCTAGCTCGTGGTCGCATTGCACGTTCGAATGGTTCTTTCATTCCTGCATCTGCTCTTCGTGCTGCTGGTAACACCACTCAAAACTTAGCAAAAATCACTGATGAAGTAATCCGCTATGACAGCTTTGTTGATTTGCTAATGGAAAAATCAATCCTTGGTCAGTTGAATGTTAAAGTTATGTCTGGTCTGAAAACTCCGACTGCTGTTCCTAGAATGACCAAGTCAAGTACCGACTCATTTGGTTTCGTTTCCGAAGACGGTAAATCTCCAGAAGGTAAATCAGAATTCGATAACGTTCCAATGACTCCACGTACTTTCACTGGTGGTAACCCGATTTCTCGTCAAGCAATGCTGACTGTTCCTGATATCGGTTCTTTCATTGCAGACCATATCGTTAAAGCTTCTCGTATTAAGCTAGAAAAAATGATTTTCTCTGCTGTTGCTAACACTAATGCTCGCGACGGTATCGTCAAGCTGTTAGTTGACGCTGGTCGTGTTCAGAAAGGCGAATTGTCTTACAAAGCATTCTTGAAAGCTGTTGCTGAACTGACAGACAATGGTGCTGATGCAGAAGTAATTAAATATGTTATGCGCGGTGCTACTGCTGCTGATTTGAAATCAACTCTGCGTGATTCAAACGTTCACGATTACATCATCACTGATGATAACAAACTTGGTGGTAATGACGTTATTTCTAGCGGTGTTATCGGTGAAGGTTCTGTGATTGCTGGTGACTTCTCTGGTATTACTATTGCTGAGTGGGAAGGTCTTGAACTTGATCTTGACAACACAACTTATCGCGATTCTGACGCTCTTGTTCCTCGCATCTGGTGTGATTTGGATTGGGCTATTACTAACCCTGACGCTATGATCGTTATGCAACCTGCTGGTGTAGAAGCTAAATCTAAAGCTTAATTAGTTGATAATTGGGACTCCTTCGGGAGTCCTTTTTTATTTCTCCGACTAAATAAAAGTAAAGGAGAAAACCATGTTTCAATTTTCAACAAAGCAAAGAAAGCGAATGCTCATGATTATGGGCGAAGAAATGATTGTTTCGACAAATAATATTGAAAAAACAATAAAAGCAATTCCAGAAATAAATATATCCGACAATAACGGTGTTATTTCTGAAACTTTTTACATAACAGCCGATTCCGATGATGTAACGGAAAATTCTGCTATCACATACAAAAATGAAAAATATGAAGTCGGTTATGTCGTTAATGACAATAGCGGATTGTCTGATTTTTATTTGAATGCTACAGGAGAGGGTGCGAATGGCAAATTCATCTAATCTTCCTCGTATTTTAATCAAACGAGCTTTAGAAAAAATAATTACTAGTGAATTAAATATTAAGTTAGTTGACCAGTTCAAAGTCGGAAATAAAAGAGATGTTCAAGCATGGATTATCAGCATGACCGAAGAATATGAACGAGTTCAATTAAATTCAAGAACTTTGAGAGCTAACTTATCCATCACTATTGATTTTTTCAGTGAAATAAACGAAACGGGAGTTCATCAAGCGATTATGGATTTAATTCGTGTTGGTCCTGAACATAACTTGTTAAAAGAATTTCGAATTTCGTTAATTGCTCCTTCAAGCTCGGAAACTCAATACAACACAGAAGCAACTGAAGGCGCTGTTGTGGCTCGAGTTGTTTTACAAATAAACTATCTTATGAAGGACTAAGAAATGGAAAAACAAGATATTTTCACAGGCTCAAGGGTTGATGTCTCGTTTACGATGAATACGCAAAACGAAACTGCATCATTCTTTGATCCTGATTACACAGATATTAAGAATCTGGCAGCTTTTCCAACATTGACGTCAAAGACCGCGATTTCTGAAATCGAAACTTATGATGATGATATGACTTCCAAGCTCTCAGGAGACATCTCCTTAGAACCAACGAAATTGTCTATGTCATACGTCATAAATGATCCCGTGCAAACCACGTTGATTCAGGCTGCTAAGGATAAGACTCCTGTTAGATTCAAGAACTTTTATATTATCGATACAGGTGAAAACAAATCATCTTCTCAGACTGGCTATTATCAAATTTATGATGCATTCGTATCTGGTCATGAAATTGTTAACGCAGGTTCTATCGCAACTCTGAATTTGAATATCGCTCCTACAAACGGCATTTTGTCGGAAGGTGTCGCTCAAATCGGTGAAGTGATGAGAAAGGGCGATTATGGTGTCGGTGCTGGTGTCGAAGGTTATGAAGGTGTCAAAGATTCAAGCTCATTGACTGGTAACAGATGGGTAACGATGGATGCCGCGAACTCTGATAATCCATTCGGAAGTGACACTTCTATGATGGCTATTCAGTATTCCGAAAAGCAAGGCTGGCAGCTTATCGGGACTTCAACTGGAAAACCATTGCTTCGCTTACGTAATATTCAAGACAAAGGCAAAGTAACAAAGTCGAAATGGGTCAAAGTCTATACAGACGAAGAAAAGCCGACTAACGATGATTTGAATCTTGTTTCACGCGCTGGTGACACAATGATCGGACGTCTGACATTACCAACAATTGACGTTAAAAACACTGATACTGCTATCACTTGGGGTAGCGCAGGTGCAAAAACTGCAAACACTGGTGACATTTGGGGCAAAGTCTTTGGTTCATTCGTTGATAAACCTGAAGGTGCTTGGCTATCAGAAGCATTGAAAGTTATTGCAAAGAATGCACAGACAGAAACAAATAAAAAAGTTAGCAAATCAGGCGACACAATGACCGGACAGTTAATTGTTCCGTCTGAAATGGGTTTAAGAACTGCTTCGTCTCCTCATGAAGAAGAATCATTCTATACAACTATTTCAAATATAAATGATACATCCACTTTAATTCGTGTTTCTGATATTAAAGATGGAGCGATTCACTATATCGGAATAAACAAAAGTGGTCATGCATTAGTCAACGAGAACGGTTTGATTTCTCGAATTTATCATCAAAACTTCAAACCAACTCCGCTAGAAATTAAAGCAGTTGCTTTGTCGGAAGTGTTGGATGCTGGAGAGTTTTAAAAATGAGCCAAGGACGGCTCTAAATAACTGTAGGAATAACTTACAGGAAGTTTAACTCTACAGGATAAAGAAAATGGCTAATAACAAAGTTCGTCACTATCGAACAAAAGAAGCGGGTAAAGTCCCGTTGGCTAATAAATTGCTTGAAGGTGAAATTGCAATTAACTTAGCAGACACGAAAATTTATACAAACGTTGATGGAAAGATCGTGACAATCGGTCATGGTGCTGATGCAACTATCGACGGTAACAACACATGGACTGGAACAGTCAAAGCAAACAAAGTTGTTTCTGATTCAGCTCCTACAAAGAATGCAGAATTAACACGCAAAGACTATGTTGACGCTGGTGATAAAACAAACGCTGATGCTATTAAAGCAAACAGCGATTTAATCAAAACAAATGCAGATAACATCAAAGTTAATGCTGATGCTATTAAAACTGTTGACATAAAAGCAGATACGAAAGTGAAAAAAGCTGGCGACACAATGACCGGTGTTTTGAAACTTGTTCAACCGGGCGCAACTTCTATATTCGAAATCGGTGCAAACTCCCAGATTATGTCCGATAGTGCATACAAGGCTTTGATACTTTCGCCATCAAAAGACACAGACGGGACAATTTATTTTCGTCCTTCTAAGGCCAGTGCGACCCATGCACTTCAAACGACTATTACAGGGACAGGACTCACCGCTCCTCAAGTTTATGTTTCGAGTCCTCAAGTTAATGCGGTGAATGCGTTAGTCAGAAAAGATTTTGTAGACGGAAGAATTCAGGACGTAGCTCGCGAACATGTAAACATTAAAGGCGACACAATGACAGGAGCTTTAACTGTTCCTTCTTCTATTAGTATCGCGGGACCTGGTAATCGTCATGTATGGTTTAAAGATGATGCTGGCGTCGAAAAGGGACTTATTTATTCAGATGGAAATACTGGTAATTTAAACATACGAGCAAACGGAAACAGATTCTTTAGTTTCGGTGCAGACGGTAATTTCACTTTTCCTTCTTCTGTGGTTGGTCCTAATGCTGTACTAAGAGGATCTGTTTATTTCGACGATAAGCCTCAAGGAGCATACGAAACCACGAACTTATCAAATGCTGCAAATAACGGAGCAATGAACCTACTAAGACGTTTCCGCGCTCAAGGAAACAGCACGATTTTCCATGAAGTTGTTCAAAATAACGAAGTTCGACTTAGTGCAGGAGTTTCTGCCGATTCTGCTCCTATTTGGAAATGGCACACTCAAGGCATCGATATAACAAATAAACTTGTAGCTCAAAACTGGATCATCGGTCCTAATAATATGCTTCAACTGAACATGAACTCCACCGTTAATGGTGAAGGTAGTGGACTTATTCGAGGCAAAGTAACTGGTGGGTCATGGAACAACTGGCGTCAACGTCCTGCTGGATTGTTAGTTGATTTGGGAGATCAAGGCAGCGCGGTCAATGTTTGGAAAGCATCAACCCAAGGTGTTAGTCATGTAGCAGCCATGCAAGTGTTGCATACAACAAACGTATCGGGTGCAATCGTTAAACTTCAGGTTCATGACACGGATTATAACTTCTCCGCAAATAATGGATTCACAACTCAAACGAGTGGTTACTTCGGTAAAACTATTACAACTGCTGGTGACTTGAGAGCTTCAGGTGGTGTCTATTGGGGTAGCAACGGTGCATGGGCAGCTCAAGACGGCAACATCTACGGTACTCAATGGGGTCGTTTTACTGGACAATCAGGAAAACTTGCTTGGTTAGGTGGTGCTCTTGATGCAGTCAACGCAAAAGCAAGCAATACTTCGGATATTCGTTTGAAGAAAAACCTAGAGAAAATCGAAAGCGCAACTGACAAAATTCAAAAATTGACTGGTTACACTTACGACAAAGCAACGTTTATCGGTTCAAAAGAAAGTTATCGTGACGCTGGTGTTATTGCTCAAGAAGTTCAAGCAGTATTACCAGAAGCAGTTAACATCATCGATTTGAATGATACTCCAACGCTTGCAGTTTCTCCGTCTGCAATGATTGCTTTGCTTGTTGAATCAACGAAAGAGCAAGCAGAAAAGTTAGAAAAACAAAATCAATTAATCGAAGAATTAATGAAACGTATTTCGAAGCTTGAAAAATAAAAGGGAGTCTTCGGACTCCTTTACTAAATATAATTGTTAATTAATCAAAAGGAAATTAAAATGGCACAAGAATTTGATGTATTCGCTGGTTCGTATGTAACAGCATTCTATGGCAGCGATGTTAAAAACACAGATTTCGATAATAAAGATTTTGTTGAAATCCCAGAAGTCGCAGCTTTCCCTGAAACTGGTATGGAACGCGCTGTAATTGATGTTCCTAACTATTCTACAAAATATAATCGTAAATTAGTTGGACGTGGTTCAGTTCCTTCTATCGACATGACCGTTAACTATATTCCGGGTTCTGTTCACGAGAAGCTTGTAAAAGCTTGCGAAGACGGCACTCGTATTCAAGTTAAATTCGTTTATTGGGTCGATGCTACTAAAACCGTTGGTGTTGGTGTCGTTTATAACGGCTTCCTAAGCAAATCAACTTTGACCGGTGGAGATTCCGACGTTGTTGGTCGCGCATTCACTTTAGAAGTTGACGGTGGTCCTGTTGTTCAGGCTGTTGTATCTCCTGAAGAATAAAAACTAGGGGCGGCGAAAGCTGCCCTTTTTCATAAACAATAAAAGGAGATCAAAATGAATTTTGAAGAAATGTTTAAAGATTTAATCCCAGAACGCAAAGCAATCAAATTTGGAAATCACACATTTTATGTTCGACCAATGACTGTTAGTGAATTCACAGCTCATGTTCATAACCCAAATAAATCTGAACGTGATGATATCGCGATTTTTAATTGCGTACAGGACGAATCAGGTGCTTCGGTCTTTTCTAGCGTTGATGAAGTTAAGAGTCTATACACGACCGTTCGATCGACGCTTGCAGGAGAGGTTGCCGTAGCTTCTGTGTTCATGCCACCGAACGAAGTTGAAAAAAAGTAAAAGCCAATTCTTTCAAGCTGTTTAAATATCGTCAAATGCTGAGAAAAGGACTTTCAGAAAAAGAAATCAATGAAATGTCGGTTGTTCAATATTATGAACTGTTTTTACTCGATACGTTTTTGGAACCTCAAGGTCCTGTCGTTGATGATTTAAGAAATGCATTCTTACAACATACGATTATGATGTCTTCAGCAAATATGACCGCGAAATATGCAAAACAAATCAAATTAAAAGATTTCAGTATGTATAAAGACGAAAGCGTATTTAAATCACAAGAAGAATTGGCAGAGATTGAGAAAAGAAAGCAAGAAGAAAAACGAAAAGCTATCGAAGCTCAGTTTAACCCTGCTTTGTTAGAAAAAGCAAAACGATTGGCAAACAAGGGAGCTTAATGCTCCCTTTATTTGGTCTAAATAAAGATTTAAAGGAGAACAAAATGGCCTCAAAATATGAATTAGAGATTTTAGGCGATAACAGTAAATTTAATAAAACTGTTAACGACTCCATGAAAAAGCTAGATGAGTTAAGCGCTCATACAGGCGGTTTCATGAATGGCATTTCAGGCAGTGCAGGAAAAGCAACTGGCGCATTAAACGCTTTAACCGGTATGTCTCCGGGTCTTGCTGCTTTGGGTATTGCTGGTGCTGGTGCAGGACTAGCATTAGCATGGATTAACAAAACATCCGATTATGTGAACGGATTAAATCAGTTGAGTAAAGCAACAGGCGTTTCTGTTGAAAATTTACAAAAATTAAAAACAGAATTCAAAGACACTGGTATGGCTGCTGACGAATTCGGTAATATTAACACTGATGCTTTGGATCATATTGGGGATTCAATTCGAGGTGGTGGTAAAGGCGGTATTGCTGACGACCTGAAAGAATGGGGAATCAGCATGAAGGACTTTACCCAATATACAGGCGATGCCGAGGGCGGTATTAAAGCAACGATTGCACTTTTCTATAAAATGAAAGCTGCTGGCGCTTCTCAAGCTGAAACTGTAAACGCTATGGAATCAATGGCGAGTGGTTCGAGTAAAATGATCTCGAATTTAAGCCAATATTCAAACGAAGTTGAAGCACTAAGCGCAATTCAATCCCATCATGCAGGCGTAACAAATGACACGGCGAGAGAATATGAAACATTTCAAGGAAACATCGATACGCTTAACGAACATATTCAAACGTTATCAGTTCAAGCTATTGCTCCGTTGGTTGTCGAATTAAACGAGCTGTGGGATTTCTTTAACAGAGATTGGTCAGCAACTGATTTTGTGGATGTTGTCGGATATTTAAACGGTGCAAAACTCGGTAGTAAATTGGCAAAAATGCTGCCCGATAATATGAAAACGGATGCAGCCCTCAAACGAGATGAAAATGATGCATGGTTAAAGAATCTGGGAAGTCAAGCGAAGCAATTAGAGAAAGACCAGCAGGCTGCAATAACTGCTGCGGCGAAGACACGCGAACTTCAAAATGAAGCCGCTAAACAAGCTAAACTTGATGCGGATAAAGCCTCAAAGCTTCGTGAACAAGAAGCCGCTAAAGCTGCTGCTGCTCATGCAAAAATGCTTGCAGAGCGTAAACAAGCATTTGAAACGTTATCGAAACTTAATACCTCATTGATTTCCGGTGCTGGTCAAGGTATCGCTACGAGCAATCAGCAAATTTATGCTTCAATGTCTTCGTTGCAAGGATTACTCGATAAAGGTTATATAAGCTTAGAACAATTTAATGAAAAACGTTCCGCATTGCTTGAAGCAAATAAAACATCTTTTGCAAAAACTTTATTAGGCGTCGATGATCCTCAAGAACTTTCTGAGTTGCTTGATAGCGTAAACACAGTTTATGAAATGGCTAACGCAGATTTGAAATCTCGTTTTGATAATAACTTAATGACTCAACAAGAATATGCAGCACAAAGCAAAGCAATTCTTGACCAATTCAATGCACAGAAAGAAGCTATTTCGTCAATGAGTGGAGAGTTATTACTTTCTCAACAAAGTTCTCGTTTAGGTTTTGCAAACAGTGATGATGAACAAGCTATTGCAGAAGCTCAATTAAATCAGCAAATGATAAGTGAGCAAGCGGTTATTAAATCTGCATATGACTTGGGTGTTATCAATCATAAACAATTCTTAGACAGAAAAGCATTATTAGATACTCAGTATGCAGCGAAGCAAAAGCAATTAACTATGGCGACTGCAACGGCTCAATTGCAACAATATAGTCAATTGTTCGGTGGTATGTCTCAAATGATCGCCAGCTTCGGTGGTGAGAATAACAAAGCGATTCAAGGCATGTTCATGGCAAGTCAAGCGTTCAGTATAGCGAAAGCGACAATGGACGGTTACACAGCTATTAACGCTGCATGGGCTTCTGGTCCATTCCCTGCAAACTTAGGTGCTGTCGCGATGGCCACTGGTCAAGTATTCCAGAACATTTCAGCGATTAAATCGCAAAGTCTAACAGGTATGGCTCATGACGGTATCAGTGAAGTTCCGACAGAAGGAACATGGTTGCTTAATAAAGGCGAGCGTGTTGTTGATGATAGAACAAACGGCGACTTAAAAGATTTTCTAAGTGAGAAAAAGACTGGTCAAGAAGCTCCTGTGACTGTCAACGCTCCTATGAATATTCAAGGTTCGGTTCGTTCTGATGATGCTGCCGTGATGAATGCTATTAAGAAGCATCCACAGCTCGTGGCTCAAGCTGTACAAGACGCACAGCGAAGAAATATGTAAATGCATAAGGGATTCATAAGTTGAATCCCATTGCTCCTATCGCGTCCTAACAATAACGAGGTTATCATGATTAAATCAAAAAATATCAAAATCGGTGACGTTAAATTAACGTCTAACGCTCCATTCTTTTCTAACAAAGCAATTAGCGGGAAGTTTCAAAGACGTTTCACAGGAATTCAATATTTCGAATTAGAATTCACAGCAAACTTTATGGCTCAGGATATCGAAGAAGTTAAAAAATTTGCTATTCAAACTCAATTCAACAAACCATTTTATTTTCCGTTGAGTTACTTTTCCTTGTATACAGGCACAGTAAAAGACACCTTAACTTCTGCACAAAATGCTAATGCAGGTGCTCGCATCGTCACTGCTGGTCAATTCAGTGGAACTTTAGAAGCGGGAACAATTATTCAATTCAGTAATCATTCAAAGCTTTATCAAGTGACAGAAGACGTAAAAGCAGGTGGACAAATTAAACTTTTTCCAAACTTGCGTTCTCAAGTTCAAGCAGGAGAAATCATCAAATATAGAAACATCGAAGGCGCTTTCTTAATTACTGATGAAAAACGTGAATGGACATTACAGTCGCTAAATAAAGTTAAATTCAATGCGACGGAGTCAATGCCATGAAAATAGAAGAAATCAATGCAAAGTTCACGCAGCTATGCAAATCAAATGATTTTATCGAAGTCTACAATGATCACACAGGTCAAAACGTTAAAGAATTAAACTTATCACAATTGTTTTCTGTCGGTTATATGTTTCACCTCGTTACGGTAAAAACTGTTTCGGGATTAGAGCTGGATATGACCGATGCTTTATACGATTTGAATCACGAAGGAAAGATTTATATCGCTACGGGTGATTTTCTGGATATAACGACATCAAACGAAGAAAAAGAAATTCAAAACGTTGGTCTGAGTGTTAAGTTTTCAAACGTCAAAACTGAATATATCAATTTAATCAGACGTAAAGAGTTAGACCATGCGCAAGTCGATATTAAAATGGCTTTCGTTAATCCGACTACAGGACTTATTGATAACTTATTTCCTATTTTCTCGGGTGAAGTCGATAGCATAAATATCATCGTTGACTACAAAGAAGACAAAATGGATATAAGCAATAGTTCAGACGTAAAAATCAACTCGATTTGGGCTGCTTTAGACAAACATGCTCGAAATCATGCTTCCGACTCTGTTCATCGAAGCTATGAAGGAAATGAAGACGATTTATTTTTCAGTCATGGCGGCAAATGGAATAGCGAAGCGATTTGGAGAACACGTAAAAAATAAGGGGCGAAAGCTCCTTTTTTTGGTCTAAATAAAAGAAAAGGAGAAACAATGAACCCTATTCAAAGAGCACTTATCACAGATTATTTGAACACGATTGTCGGTGAAGATTTCGATTTATCTCACAACGGTTGCAATGTTCAAGTTGCAAAGATTTTCGACATTATTTTAAAAACTGATTATCACGAAAAGCTTTATGGAAATTTCACCGATATCAAAGACGGAATAAAGAAAGCCAAGAAGCTTTGCGGATTTCGTACAGTCAAAGAAGCATTACAAAAACATTGTGAACTGACAGACGAAATTCAAGATCTCTGCATCGTATTAGAAGAACACAAGGGCTATCAATGCTCATCAATCATTATCAGCGGTCACGGACTAACAGAATTAGATAATAAATGGTTTATGCGTCCTGTCTCTGAAATTCAATATTCATCAATTTATAAATTTAAGGAGTTATAATGCCTGCTGTTGCTATCGTTGCCGTTATGGCTGCTGCCTCTGCTGGTGCTGCCGCTGCTGCTGCTGGTCTTTCATTAGTTGCTATCGTTGGGATTGCTGCTGCTGCTGGTGCAGTTGCAGGACTAATGTCTTATTCAGCTATGCAAGCGCAAACACCGAGCTTTAAAAGTCCCGATTCAGGTTCGACATTGGGCACGACTACCGACACAAAGACAGTTTTACCAGTCGTTTATGGTAAACAGCGTTTGGGTGGTATCGTCACTTGGAAAAACTTGGCAAAAAATGATAATACAAAATTGGTTCAAATCTTTGCAATCAGCGAAGGTGAGATTGATAACGTAAATCAACTATATCTCGACAACAAACGAATTTTTAAAACAAATGAACCAAATCTTAAAAATGGTGTTGTTAATAATAGTCACATCAAAGATGAATATCGAGATATTTTAGAAGTTGAATTTTCAATCGGTAATAAAGAAGGATATGTAAGTCAGTTAGCGAAGAAATATTTGACCAAAGAAGAATGGAATGACCAGTTTAAAGGTCGTAATGTTGCCTACGGTGTTATCGTTCTGCATAAGAAACAAAATGCTTTGACCGATGGTATCGATATCTTGCAACCAAATAGTCAAATCGTTGCAGAGGTGAACGGTCTTTTAATTAAAGATTTAGTCACTGGTGAAAGAACTTCTTCAAATAATGGACCTTCTCAAGCATTAAATTATTTGGTTAATCAGCGCTATGGTTTGGGTGTTGACCCAGCGAAAGTCGATGTTGACTCATTTGTTAAAGCTGCAAATTACGCACACAATAATAATTTGATGTCAAACGGTACGACTGACCCCAACGCATCATTCAAAGAGAACTTAACTCAGATAACCGCAGCATTTAACGGTTATATTACCGAGCAATTCGGTCTTGCAATGTGTGTTGTCGACCAACCTGATGCAGTTAAATTTGTTTTCAACGAAGATAATATTCAAGCTGGTCAAGTTGCTTTAAAAACTGGTGAAAGCTCAGAATATTACAATACGTTAAACGTTTCTTATCAAGAACCAGCTAACGACTATAGCGACCAAGTTTTGCGTTATCCGTCAGAAGTTGCTCAAGACGCTACCATTGCAAAAGATAAACGTATTATTGCAAAAGATATTAATTATCGCTTTGTGAAGGATAAAAAGCAGATTGATGTTTTAGCATCGTTAGAACGTAACAAATCGCGACTAACACAAACGTTATCATTTACGACCGCAGACGCATACACGCTGCAAGTTTGGGACGTTATTAAAGTTGATTATGAAGAATTATTCTTGAAAAACTCTTTATGGCGTGTTTCGAAGATTGAACGTAATCTTGAAAAAGGTTTAGCAGGAATGCTGAATATAACCTGTATTGAATACGACAGTCGCATTTATACAGACTTAGACTATGCAAAAGATCCGAACAACAACGGTTCAAATATTCCTGACGAAACAACAGTGATTGCTCCTACGAACTTAACTGTTAAAGCTACTGCTGAGACTGTTTACGGACGTAATGTTATGGTTGCGTGGGAAGCTGAGGACGACTATAACCGCTACGGCTTCAACGTCCAGTATAAAGTTTCAGGTTCAAGCGATTGGATCAACGTAGGTTCAACATCCAACAAGTGGTATAATATCACTCAGTTAGATTCGACTTACTCATACGATTTCAGAGTTTGCTCTTACGGTTTAATCAGTCATTCCGTTTGGATCGAATTGATTAATCAAAAGCCAGAAATTACTTATCCGTTGCCAGCAGTTAAACAACTTGTTTTAACTAACTTTGTTGAAGACAGCACGACAACGACTGATACCGAATTTCGTTTTTCTTGGGAAGATCAAAGCCAGTTAGACGTTAATATTAACGGTCAAAATCAGAAGTTTGTCGATTTGTTCGATTATTATCAAGTAACGATTTACGGCAAAAAGAACACCGTTTTCAAAACGAAAGCACACGACTTTAATTATAATTTCAGTATGAATGCTAATGCGGGTTTGAGTCGTCAAATAACAATCGGTGTTGTATCTGTTGGTTTTGGCAATATGAAATCAACCGAAACGAAACTGACTGTTAAAAATAATCAAGCTCCTGCAATTAAGGGATTCACTGCTTCGGGAACATTCGGAACTGTGTTTACTTCATGGAATGATGAAACTCCAGTTGATTACGCTGGTACTAGCATTCAGATTGCAACTGACCAGAACATGACACAAAATGTTAAGTATGTTAGTTCAAGCTCTTTATTCTTACAGAATTTCGAACTTGAAGATGGTGATTATTTTGTTCGTGCTGGATGGTATGACGTTTTCGGAACTGATAATATTATCTGGTCAGAAACAACTTTCATTTCGATGAAATCGCAAGTCGACTGGAATGATCAAGACGTCGCGCAGTTGGAAGATCTTCTTGAGCTTGACAAAAAAGTTCAAGGCTCTATTGATGAAAGCTACAAATTATCAAAAGAGTATGCAGACAAAACAGTCGCACAGTCACAAACCGACACGCTGAAAAAAGCTGATCAAAACACCAAAGCACAAATTGAAACGTTACATACGACCGTAACCAATGAGCGTGATGGTGCTATTTCTCAGAGCATTAACAAAGTCGAAGCTGATTATAATAATAAATTCACTCAGACAAACGCGAAAATTACTCAAGTCGAAAAGACTCAAGCAAATGACCGCACGGCGACTGCTGAATCTATCAAACAAGTCAGAGCTGAAACAGACAACAAAGTGGCTTCTGTAAGTCGGCAATCAAAAGCAGAAATCGATAAACTAACAGGCACAATCAATAGCAAGTGGGCAGTTCAAGCAAACGCTAATGGTGTTGTTGCTGGTATTAGTATGTTGGCGACTAACGACCCGAACGGTACGAAGTCCTCAGCGATTATCTTCAATGCAGATAAGATTGCTATCACTAACAACGGTCAACCTACTGGTGCTGTTCCTCCGTTCGTCGTTGCTAATAACAAAGTATGGTTACAGACGGCTATGATTCAAAACGCCTCAATCGGTAATGCTCATATTGTCAATGCTTCTATTAACAATGCGAAAATTGCAGACGCTTCAATCAACGACGCTAAAATTATCAACGCTTCTATTACAGGTGCGAAGATCGTAAACGGTTCGATTGATAACGCGAAGATTGGTAATTATATTCAGTCAGCAAACTGGAACGGTTCGACTCAAGGTTGGAACATCGACAAAAACGGTAAAGCGACATTCAACAACGTAACTATTCGTGGTCACGTTGAAGCATCGAGCGGAACGTTTAAAGGTCGAATCGAAGCACAAGACGGATTCTTTAACGGGACTGTTCAGGCTAATAGAATCGAAGGTGACATAACGAAGACTTATTCGTTAAATGCCAATTCAGCGATTACTATACCTGCTGCAAATATGAACAGACAAGTTAGTATTCCTACGCTATCAGTTTGGTCTGAGGAAAGAACTAGCGCCACTATCGAGCTATATGTTGACGGTGTTAGTGTTAAAAATCTCGGAACTTCTGGTGGTGGTCTTTACGTTGATTCATGGACTGGGAATCTTCCAGCAGGGAAAACAATGAGAGTTGAATATAGAGCAAGATCGAAAGCTGCAACCGGTGGTGATCCTAATTCTTATATTCACACATTAGTGGTTCTTGCGTTTCGTCAGTAAAGAAATCCATTTTCTTCTAAATACAGTTTTAAAGGAGAAGAAAATGGACCAATTCCAACTGATTCTCACTATCGTTGGTTTATTAATTCCAGTTTTAATATGGATTCACAATAATCATAAAAAGACGATTAATAATGCAACCACTCATGAACGAAGATTGGGTGTTTTAGAATCGAAATTTTTGGTTAATGATGAAGTGGTAAAACATTTGAGAGAATCGAAAGATGATGTCAATTCAAGAATTAACAAACTTGAAGAAACAATTTCAAGAATGGATAAAAACATTACTGAGATTTTAACTCGTATAAGTGAGAAATGAAAAAGGGCAGATCAATTGATCTGCCCTTTTTTAATTGTAAGCGTCCAATGTTCCAGTTTTGAAAACATTGATAACACGCTTAGCGCGGTTTGGAGTTTGATTATACCATTTGGACTTTGCAAGATTAATTGCAGCATTGTCCCAATCTTTTTGCTCCAGAAGTTTTAGAGAATTTTTAAAACTTGAAACTCCTTGAACGCCCATTTGAAAGCACATATTAACCAAAGCATATTGTCGGATTTTATCGAGACTGCCATAAACTCGATTAATCTGTGAATATGATTTCATCTGGGATTGTGTTCTAACGACATCACCAACGAAAAGCATTTGCGATTCCTCGCTTGTAATACTTCCGTTAGTCTTACGCATTAGACTAGCGTCTAAACGCTTTAGGGCTGCATCATACGAAGGATTAGTTGATATCAAATGACCAACTCCTATTGTCCAATAACCCTCGGTATCTCTATACATTTTGAGCTTTTCGCCCTCGTCGTATTTCAGCATTTTATAAATCATGTTAATCCTTATATTGAAAGAAATAACCCTTCATTCGATAACCTTTAAACGTATAATTGATAAAACCTAAGCAAACAGCTTTTGTTTTAAATCCGTATGGGTTTTGAATTGTTACTTCTTGACCGATAGAAAAATGAAACTTGAAACTTTTCTCTTGAGTTGATGCACAAAAGCAATCGTCTTCATTGATTAAGTTTTTAGCAATTCGTTTGTCTTTGATATATTTCACTTCATAATCATAAGTGACCGAATCAGACGACAAACCGTTTAAATAAATGTTCTGTAATTGTTCAACTGGATAAGTTGGAAAGTCTACAATTGATTGACGCATTGTTACCTCTTGATTGTTATTCTATTGACATTATTTATAATCTTGTCGGTAATTGATTCCCACGAACCAAGAATTTTACGCTGGGTCATACTCTTTCTGATCGCGATTAAACGTTTATCTTTCTTTTTAACATTCGTCTTGATTAAAACGGTACGAGAAACTCCATTATGTTTTTGTTTAACTGCTTTCAAATTTCGCATTGTTTTTAACCCAGCAATGTTACCGTAGGCGTTTTTCGCTCGATTAAATGGATTAAATTTAGTAACAGCCGTATTATCATCAATCAAATGCCCTAAGTAACTCGCTTGAACATCCTTTATATATATTCTGTTCTTTGAACCAAACTTATCGTATTTGAATTGAAAACCTACTGCATTCTTAGTGAAGTTGGTAGGCGTCGTGACTGTTCTATTGATATCTTTTTGCAAAGAAACAGACGCTAACTTGCAAGCTTTGGTAACTTTCTTGCTGAACACGTCTGATTCTTTGATCTTCCATTTCTCGAGGTCTTGCATTGCTTTTTTATTCGCTCGAGGTGATGCCATTAACTTGCCCTCAATATGATCATTAACAATCTGCTGAACTCATCGACAGGAATCAAAGGAATCAACACTCCGAAAGCAGCCGCGACAGGAACAACAACCCAGTTATAGATAACAACGAAAACGACTAACCAAGAAAGCAAAGCTTTAACCTGAACTTTGCCTTCAAGATTTTGTTCTGTCTTCATTAAGATTGCTACAGGACTTTTAAGTGATTTAAGGGAATCAAATAACCCTTTTATGAACTTCATTGTTTTCTCCTTTTAAAACTTTATTTAGCATGGCAGCTTGACGGAGTTCCTTCCCTTGATATCTTGAAGTCCACAAACAAAGGAGCATTTATGAAACAAATCGAAAAGAAAGACTTTGAAAACATTCGTTTCAGTAACAAAGAAGTTGTGGAGCTTCAAAGAAAGAAAGGAAAGTTGCATGAAACTTTGCTTCTTGTGAACAACAATGTTGTAGCAGGAAGAAACATAACTTCTCGCGGTGTTGTCTACTATTTAAACTAAGAATGACGGCTTCATAAATATGATTTTATGGAGCCGTTATGCTATTAAATTCAAAATCTCTCAAAGAGCTGAAAATCAGTCTCTATCATTCACAGAATAAAATCTGTCCTCTCTGCAAAAATCTTCTAAGCGAAAGCATTCAATCAAATCATTTGGATCACTCGCACGAACTCACAGGTCGAAACGCCGGAAAAGTGCGTAGTCTTTTATGTCTTTACTGTAATCCTCTCGAGGGCAGCATTCTCCACTCGTTCAATAGTTCAGGTCTGAAAAACAAGACTGATTACATAGAATGGTTGAAACGACTGATTAAATATCTCGAATCTGATTACTCGTTAAATGATACACATCCAAACTTCGTAGGAGACTCGGTGAGAGCTTTCAAGAAGAAAACAGTCAAAGCTATGCAAGATGAGTTAAAACAGAAGGGCGTCGAGCCTGAGAAGGGAAAAGACAACATGATAAAGCAGTACAGACAAGCAATAAAAAAGGGACTCAATTGAGTCCCTTTGTTTTACAGTTTTTTCGTTTCAGCAATAATTTTTCCCAATAACGAATCGGTATCGGCAGTTTCCTTGTCAAGCTCGATGTGATAATCGTCACCGTATTGAGCTATATATTCTTTGAGTTTATGAATCGCTGCTTTCTCAGTGAGTTCGTTAATATTAAATTTTCTGTCACTGTAAATTAGATTTAATTTAATCATTTTATCTCGCAATCTGTGAAAATCCACATGGTTTTCATTAGTTGAACTGTGACCATTTTCTCATCTTCTTGAACAAGCAGATAAGCACCAACATTATTTCTGTAAAGTTGTGATTTTTCATTCCAGTTGAAACCCGTGAACGTCTTTTTACCCATAACAATTCCCGCAGTTTTATCGGTGTAGTAAATGACAGTCCGAGCTTTTCCCGTTATTACAGTATCGTGATTAATCACATCGTTAATCACATCACCAGAAGCGTAACTTTCACAGCTCATCGTTCCTGCATATGAGAAACACGGAACTAATAACAACATTACAAGAAATTTCACTTCGCACCGCCTAATTCAATTTTATAATCACCCGATGCGTCAGCACCGCCTAAACGCATTCTATCAAAAATCCCGTCTTAACACATTGACTTATTCTATGCTCATATCCGTTCAAGTCTCCGATATAAACGCGGGGCATACCAGTTATTTGTTGATAAGACCTTGTAAAATATTGATTACCATCATCTTTAGCAGTCATAGTGTTATGAACACCACGAGTTGCAAAATCTGACTTTTTCAGAGTAGGACTTTCAACTTGATATTTGCCGTGTTTATACACAAACTTGTTCGGATAATCTTTGAACTCATGAGTTTCAACAGACTTGAATGAATTTTTTGTGACTGTATACGTACAATCATACACAGTTGGCACAGAATAATAATAAGTTGTCGCAGCAACTATCAGAGCTGCTATTGGTATTGCAATAAACTTTTTCATTTGACCTCACAATTATTTAAGTAAATAAAAACATTTCCTCTGATATAAACGAATGAAACGTTATATCCGTTATAAGTTCGAGTGAAAGACTCGGAAGAATATCCGCGCTTATTGCTCACACGTTCTTCTTTTGACATTTTCATTTCACCGGAATCGCCTGAGAAACCGCCAGTAAAGAATGAAAAACTATTTTTATGATTTCGAACTTCAACTTTTTTAACTGGCGTATACTCATCATATAATTCTTTTCCTACGATCTTTGAACGTGAATAATCACACATCAAAGTTCCTTCAAATCGTGAATCAAACTGAGTTTTACGAATATTTTCACGCGCTTTTTTCTCTTGCTCGTAAGCTTGTTTTTCACGTTCCAACTTCGCTGCATAGTTAGCTGCATAAACTGGGTCTTGCATCTTATCTTTGTGAACTTCAATCGCACGTTGTTGAGGTGACATGTTCATACGTTTTGCAAAAGTATCAACAGAAGACCAGTTAAAAGCGACCAGAGCGATAGATACGGCAGCGATAGATACAGCAATTTTAAGTTTCATTATTTTTCCTGTTATAACATTTTAGGTATTGATGTTTTATGTAAGCTTCTGTTTTGTTATTCATTTCTTGTGCAAACAGTTCGAAATCACCGTTTGTTTGTATGAATATATTTAGTGATTTCTTTGTAGGGGCTTGATTAGCAGACTTAGCTTTCAAGGCTTTCTCGAAGTTGAAAACAGAGTTCAAATCGAAAAACTTGAATTCACCAGAGGCGACTTGCTTCTTGATTCTCTGAATCACCGAACGAGACACATTATATTTCTCGGCCATTTTGCGCTCACTTAACGCAGTACCGTTTTTATACTCAAGGGCAATTTTCTTCATAAATCCTCCGTAAATCAACTGGTTAGATAGTAACAATGGAGGATAACCTGTCAACGATAAATACAGTTTTAATAGGAGAATAAAAATGAAACAGAATTTCATTACCATGACAGAACTTGCCAAACGCTACGGATACGTATTGAACACAGTCAAGCAGTGGCGCGACAGAGGACTTCCTTATGATGAGACTAAGCGAGGATGTCCAGAACAAGAATCAACAGATTGGGTCATAGCGAACGTAATTGAGCCATTACGCAACGTGAACTTAAAAGAGGAAATAGACAGAGAAAGATTAAGAAGTGAAAGAGCAAAAGCTGATTTGCTTGAATTAGATTATAGAGAAAAAGCTAAGGAACTGATTCAAGTTGAGTATGTCGCAAGAATATTGTCTTCATATGCTAGTAAGTTTAAATCGTCTATGCGACAGATAGCAGGTAACGACACGCAGACGATATTAGAATCAGCGACAGATATTCCGACGCTTAAAAACTGTTTGAGAGAAATCATCGATAGCAGACTGTTAGACCTGGGCGAACTCATGTTGAATGAGAAAGAGTTGAATGACCTGATTTCTATCGAAGACACGGAACCTCTAGGAGACACACAGAGCGACGACGAAGAAGAAGACACGCTCGACATCGAATTAGAATAGAAAACAGTAGGAGTCGATTCCTGAGTCTGCTCCTGTCGAGAAAATCAATAGTTACTTCGCAGCAAAGCTCCTCGAGCGATTGTTTCGCAGCGCGGCTTTTTTCTTGCGCGTGACTCCAAGGATCTTATGCAGTGCAAACGGGAAGCATGGGTATACACCAGCTATAAACCATGACTCGGAGAAGTGCGCGGGGTCTAGCGCGAGGATTTAAATTTCATTATTTTTGATTTTAAAAACGGGTCAAAGTCCTGTAAAAAGAAACAACGTTTCATTAATGGGAAAATCCGCCAGAAAAAGGGAGCAAATGCTCCCTTGGGTTAGTAAATCGTCACAAGCCATTGGTCGTCATGGAGTAATTCAAAATACATCCCACCACACGTACCGACCTCACACGATTTTTTGAAAGAATCAATATCAGTAACAATAAAACGAATCGGTAAAAATTAGTTCATAGATTCATGCTTCACCGATTGACCATCTTTTAACAGATCGACAATAAAATCCACAGTTTGATCTTTTGATTTCTGATATATTCCTTTCTTCTTCATAACGTCTGCTACTAGTTCTGCTAACATGATAACTCCTATTAGTTCACCGACAAAGTTAGTGAATCGTGACTAACAATGTTTTATCAGTTAAGGTTTCGTATGTAGCAAGAAATGAAGATTGGTTTTCTAATTCATAAGGAACTGTAAAACGAAGTGGTAAAGCAGGTTCGATATGACTAAGAATTTCGTTGGTAATTTTATTTTCGTCTTTCATTAATTCAATAGCTTCATTGATATTCATAATAGTCCTAGACGACACATTCTAATGTCATTCGATGCAGTTGATGGGTTATAATCTTGAGTAGCGCAAATAATATCACGCTTTGCTCCTGTCGCTTTCGTGTCCGTAGACACGATGCAAGCAATGATTGTTAATAAGATAAGAGCTAGAAATACTCTCATGATTCCTCACTTAATAAGATTAGCAAAAGCTTTGTTGGCGATTCGAACAGCGTCTTTCTCGGATAAAACCAAGTCAGCGCGTGATTCAATATAAGCATCTTTGATGGCAATCTGCATTTTCAGTTCAGCGATTTCTTGAAGCAAATCTTGATATGATTCTTTAATGCTTGAGTTGATAACGGTTTCAGTGATAAAAACTTGATTATTGTTAACTTTAAAATTGTTCATTTTGTTGATTTTATACATTTTATTCCTCTTTATTTAGCGAATGATGATTGGAGAAAAATATTTTGACAACGAATTCGATAGAAGGCGCGTTCTAGCACCAGTTGTCTAATAATAATGAGATTCATGGATTCTGTGAGTTGATACATAAGATTCCCCAGTGATTGAATTTTGTTTTGTTGATTTTTGATAAAATTCTCTAGCTCGATGATTTTCAGTTTAAGTTCGGTTTCAGTGTTCATAGTCTCTCTTTTCTTTGTATTTAGTGATTCTTGAGGTTAAATAAAAATAGCAAAATGACTGTGAGTGACTGTGAGTGACTGTGAGTGACTGTGAGTGACTGTGAGTGACTGTGAGATTTCGATAACACTCTGAAACCATAAAGAAATAATCCCGCATATATACATATAATTAAATATGGGAGAATCCTGCGAGCGCGCAAGCGGCGCTGCTGGGACTCTCCCGAACCATTGACTTCCAAGACGCTTCGCGCCTTGTCGTCGTGGGTATGTCAGAACTCGCCTTGCTCGTCGCGCCTAGGGGCGCTTCTCACGGCTATGAAGTGGTTTTTAAAAACATCCAGTGCAAGAAGCGGAGCTTCGTTAATGTTATGAACAGAGGTTATCCAGTGCAAGAAGCGGAGCTTCGTTAATGTTATGACATCGTTGGAGAGCTTCCACTGAGTCTTTACTGTTATCTGATATGGTTGTATCGATTTTTGATTGGTTTGAACCTGATGCTTTCCAGTTGATTCCAGTGTATTTGAGTTGATACATAAGATTCTCCGTTTGCTGATTTTTGATAGTAAGATTTTTAACTTGATTTTCTAGCTCAATAACACGCAACTCAATCATGATTTAGCTCTGCGTTTTTGTTGAGCTAATCGCATTCTCTCGATCGTTTCAGGGCTATGTTTAGCTCGTTTCTTTCCTTTCATAGCTTCTGAGATTTTACGTTTTGTTTCTTCTGAGCGTTGAATGCCTTTCTTGCTTTCTGCGATTTTACGTTTTGTTGATTCTGTTTGGATACGCCCGATTTGCGAAGCTGAAATTTTAGCACCACGTTTTTTAATATCAGTCTCGGACATATGAGTTAATACGTTACCACCAGCGTTACCTGAACTCACATTCAATGCGGTATCTTTACTGATAGCTCTATAGTCAAGAATCAATTGATGCTCGAGGTCGAACGCCTGTTGCTCATCCGTAAACGTGTTGATAATGGTTTTATTGATAACTGCGTTAGGATGATCAGCTAATAAATTTTTGAGTCGAATACCGGAACCAATATAACGAGAATCAGGAGTATCGATAGCTGATTGTTTTCCGAAATACACATAATCGATAGAGTCAACAGTGATAACAGTTTTATAAACGCAGAACAGATTAGGAGTTCCAGAAAGTTCAGAGCGAGTTTTGATTTCATTGATGTTCAT